AGGCAATAGTAGCAAATCCTAGAACACCCGCCAATAACCACACTCCAATTGCTGTCAGAATTGCACCAAGGATACCCCATCCCCAATGAATTTTACCTGTCAATGCTGCCCAGAATAGACCAATACCTGCCACTATCAAAGCAAATGGTAGCATGAATGCTGCGAAGAATGATGCGACTGAACCACCAATCAATGTCAGTAATGCCCATAGACCTACGAAAGCAATAGTCAATGCCGCTAAGACAGCAAGGAATGTACTATCCGTTTGCCCTTGGACCCATCGGAATATACCCACCATCGCAACCAAAGTGCCTACAACAATAGCCACAGGCGCACCAAATAAGACCAGTGATACACCTGCGGCCAACATTGCTACTTTGAATACACTCACTGCACCAGCCAGTCCACTTTCACCATCTTCACCTGTCAGGATAATCTGAAACCCTGTCAATATATCACCCAATAATGGGAAGTCTGATAGCCATAGAGCCAATGGACTATTCACATCTCCCATTGTTGCAGCCACGATACCCAGACCTAGGACAAGCAACATTAGAATGCCGAAAATGAATAATACACTTCCAATCAAACTCATGAATGCCTTACCCAATGTGCTAGTTCCTTTTGCAGAGAACTCGGCGGCTTTTCCATATGCGGTCATAGATACCCACAATTGTTGAAATGTGGATAGGCTCTCTTGCGCCCCTTTATTACTATCTTTCTGACCTTTCGCTGCTAGACCAGTAGCGCGATGCGTTCCCATGATGCCTCCAACAAATCGTTTCAACTGTATGGCTTGTTTTAAAATAGGTGTATTCACTATCGCTTTGTGCCATTTAATGGTCTGTTTTTCCACTAGACCAAGAGCAACTTCTTGAGCATTCAATTGCTTTTGTACTTCGCCAATACCCTGTGCCGTTTTCTTGGATGTATCTGCCATTCACACACCTCATTCATACGGGAAGGGTTGCCCCTCACTAGGCCCTACCTTAGTACCGCTTTTGGCATCTTTGGTCGCCTTCTCCATTTCATCGGCTTTAATTCGTTCAGCGGCAACACCAAACGCAAATGAATCTTCAAATTCTTGTTCAGTCATAGCGCGCACTTCGGGTATGCTCAACCCGTAATGCTTAGCAACAAAGTAGACTGATGAATCCATCATGAATGAGATATCGGAACTGGCAGGGGTTTTCATCGAACGGTATGTCTCTTCTACTCGTTGCTGCCATCGTCCAAAGGGCCTGCTAATAGGTCCTGTGGTTGTGGGAGAACAGCCGTTAATTGCTGCCCTGCAAATTGGCTGAGACCTAACATCTCGACCACGGATAGTGATGGTTCAGTGCTTATAATGCACGTTTCCATCATGTGTCGCCAATATCCAGCGAGGTCAATATCAATGCCGCCATCCATTTCAATGGATACGAACGACTTAATTGCCTTCTGCATATCTATGAACGATAATTCACGGACATTCACTTTCATAACGATTGACTCGTTATCTGGGTCCACACGAATTGTGTGTTCAGTAACACCACCTTTCACTAGTAGTGCCGTTTTGTCTGCGATTATCTGTTCGCCTTGCCTATTTTCATTCAGTGGGGTCGCCACTGTTCTCTCCTCCTGACTCACTTACTTCACCTTCTACGGTTTCTTCGACGGCTGCTGATTCCTCAGGGACCGTCTCTTCCTCTATGACTGCCGCTTCTTCAACGGGGGCCACAATGGAATCGGATGCATCATCGAGATTCAATCGCTCAATGAGTTCGGTTTTGATACCAGATACTGCCACGCCGCGCTCGGCGCACAATACTTTCAATTCTGGTACGGTTAGAGAACTGTAGTCTTGCAGTTCTTCGGGGAATGGGTCATCCGTTGGTTTGGATGCTTCAGGGTCAAAGACCTCACCTACAGGGTCTTTGAGCGGTACAATGTCAATCTGTGCCATCTCTAATTGACGTGCTTTGCGGTCTGGGTCGTTGGGATGCATACTGAATCGTGCCATTGTATCACAATCCTATGAGTGTTCCAGTGGTTTCCACCTTAACGTGTTTGCACATTAGTTTAGCAGCAGTTCTGATGACACCCTTATCTTCTGGCACAGGGATTGGCCCTGTTTCCATGATGTAATCTTCAACTGTAATGATAATAGATTCACGTGTTGCACCCGTTCCCTGCTTGGTTAGGGTGAGTTCTACGGGTGCAGTCCAATCTCGCTCGACTGCATTGCGTAGTTCGTGCCATAGAAGTGGGTCATCAATGATAATTTCCAATTCCAAATCGTATTCGGTTTTACCCTCAACGGCTAGTTTCGGGAGTCGTGACCCTGCGAATGGAACTTGTGCCTCACCTGTGCTTGTGGTGCTGTAAATGTTGGAATCTGTACCACCAATGACCCAATGTTGTGTGACATTGTTCTTACCATTCAATGTGAATTTCGTGGCGCGGGCAATCGTTTGACCGAATGCCTTGATGGTTCCATTGTAGAACAGGTATGGCTTCTGTGTGTAAGGTGCGATACCTGCAACCTTACGATTCACCACACTGTTTGCTGTATTTTCAAACATACGATGTGCTGTATATCTGTCACCTTTATTTGACGATTCTAAGCGTCCGGTATCTGTGTACACGGACAGTGCATCGAAGTTGGCGGTGAACTTGACTTGGGAATCAGCATCGGCGCTCAGTGACCAGTCCTTCACTTTGCATCCTCGGAATAGACGTGTCAAGGTCTTGGCGTCTGACGCTGAACCCGGTAAGTTAGCCGCACCTGTTTCACCTAGATATGCTCCAACATCACGATTGCGAATGCTGTGTTCTATACAGAATGATGGAAGATTCCATGAACTATACATGACGTGTGTGTATGGATTGGTAATGGCTAAGGTATCCTTGTTCACATCAGGACTACCATTTGCTGATGCAGTATCATATCGCATAATACGACAGGTCTTACCAGATGCATGGCCGAATTCCAAAGGTGAATCTAACCATAGAACTTTTAATGTACCATCTTGGAACCCTACAATACGACGCACTTCATTGGTTTCAACGAACTTGAATCCGGTTGCAGCGGTGCTATCCGGCCATGTGTTACCACTACCAGTAGTGGTAGCCGTTGCTGGATTATCGCTTGGAATTTGATATGGACTAGTATCTTCAATCATGACATAATCGCCCACTGCAATACTAGTGGCTGCATTCAGTATAATTACTGAATCTCCAACACCTGACGCAGCATCCAATGTAGGATTTGCGATTGAACCTGTGCTTGTATCTTTCACAGCCGAACCACCCAATCCGTAGTATAGCCATCGTGGATTATTCATCATAACCTCAATGGTTCCACCTTCGGTTGTTTGCTTACCAGCCACCTGTACGACCACATCACGACCAATACCAACAACGTGTTGTCGCTCAATGGTATTCTTGAGGTCAGGTAGTGTGACTGTTGCAGCCAGACCTATGAATTGGTCAGCCAATACTGCTTCATCGCTAGTACTTGCATTGGCGTGATACGTCATTCCTATATCTGGTGCTGGGACACCCAACGTATGGATGTGCAAACCATCGCTGTTATTGGATACTGCGGTAGCATTTTTCACCGCAGGAGAAATTGTGAGTTTGGTTGTAGTATCCACTAGATGTTTTACAATGGTGAATACTTGACCAGATGTAGCGTAATCATCAGTTGCGAAGTTGCCGGTTGCATGAAATGTAAGGTTTGCCCCAATCAACATACCATCTGGATACTTGAGAATTCCAGCATGAAGTTGGGTATTTGCGGCTGCTGAATGAGTTCCAGTGAATGTCAATACTGTTGTGTCACCTGTTCCGGCTGATGCTGTCCAAATACCTCCTTGAGGATACCCTGTTGCATGGTTCGCACTAGTAGCAGATACCATAGTGAATCCACTTTCTTTACCAAATGTGACCTCGCTCAGGTCGCCCTTATACACTGTTGATGGCATATGCTTCACTACCTCCGATACTCTCTCAGTTAATCAGTGTTTTCATGGTATCAATTCTGCGAATGTGACTATTTCAACCTGAAATGTGTATCGCCACAACTTTTTTGTGCGGTCAGACAGGTCAGTTCTGGTCTTGTAGATGAGTCTATCAAAGTTCACACCATCACCTCGACGGTTGGCATGGATGATACGTCGCACCTCATTCTCCATATTCTGTAATTGAACGCGACTCATTGTAGTTCTGATGTCCACTGTGACGTTGATACGAGTGTTCACAAAGTCATATAGCAATTCAGGTTGTTCTTCGTTGTGTGCAGTTTCATAGAACAACACAGCATCCTGTCGTTGGATGTCCAAACGCTTCCCACGTCCGGGGTCCACCGTTGTAATATCAGCAATCACCGGCTTACGTTGGCCTGTGTTGGCACGATTCCAACCTGCGTTAAACAGGCTTTCCAATAGCGGAATGCTTTCTAGCCACGTTGCGGTCACGCCAAGTCCTCCATCCTATCTAGTTGTCGCAACATCTTATCTGCCTTATGGCTTTCGTTCGCACTACGTTGTTTGACCCGTAAGCGGATAGCAGTTTGTATATCTGCAGGGGCGCTATTTCCATTTTCATCTACGATATTACCATTGTCATATGACCAGACCTTACCACCAGTTTCATCATCGTATAATTCAGATTGGGCTTCACATTCCCGTATGTATAAAATTTCAAGTTGTTCTGGGTCAATCAATAATCCTTCATCTCTTTGCTCAATAATACTGGCTCGCATATTCTCGATTGTGTCTTTGCCCATCATATTCAATCACCATGCGTCACGGTCGTCGTCATCTCCCGCTAAATTAAGAAAAGAAGATGGTTGTTGCTGTTCAGTATCTAATGGAGAATCTGCTGCAGGGTTAGGTCCGGCTAGTTGTTGCTGTTCTGCTTCTCGCCCTTGTAGCATATTATTCCACTTATCTTTGATGCCAACATTACGGTCAAACATATTTTTTTGTTGCCCTAACGATTGTCCTATAGATGAATCTTTCATACCTTGCCATGCTCTACGACCTAAATTTTTGGCCGCACCCATCAGACCACCGCCACTCTCGTCACGATTCTGCCAGTCTTGCTGTAGCCCACTCACATCAAATCGTGGAAAAAATGTTTGTTGTGCCTCCTCTTCCTGTGGCTGTCCCTGTTGTGCGCCACCTTGTTGTGTGCCACCTTGTTGAGGCACATATGTGACACCATCAACCGTCACTTCATTGGCTTTCATCACAGCCCATGCGTAGTCAATTGGATTCATCTTCCCCATCGTCCTTCAAGTGCCTCTTGATTTTTAGGGTGCTTCATCCAGTCTTTCCAACACCAATAGCATAATGGATGACCTTCTGGATAATCGTACTCATCCATATCCCATTGTTCTTGATTTTCAGGCGTGAAAAAATCATTGATGTCTTCAGTGCCACAGATAGGACACTTAGTTTCATGTTCACCTATTCGCTCATTATCATACCATCTTGGGTCAAAACGTAGAGTTACTCCTTCTGGAAGTGCAGCCTTCAACAAGGCCCATGCGTGGTCAATTGGGTGCATCATCAAATACCACCATGCCTTTCAGATATCTCATCAACAAAACTCAATAATGGATGCTCTGCATCTTCAACAATAAAATGAGCATACCAACGGACTAATCTAACTAATGCAGCAAGGTCTTGTTCAGCCGAATTATTATCTTGAAATAAGTTTGCAGCCTCTGTAAATTGCTCATCGTTGAAATGCATATCTTCTTTGAACAACAAGGCCCATGCGTGGTCAATTGGATTAGTCATGGTATCACCCATAATACATTTCATGCTCAGGGTCGAGGGAGTTCATTTCTTCAACCCATGTATCTGAGAAACCTTCTGGATGATTGTATTTTACATTCTGTTCTTCTAATGCTTGCTCTCTAGCATGATGGCAGAATGACATAACTGTTGGTTCGTCTACACCATTATCATGGACACCATCACGGTATCCATCATGGGACCATTCTGGGCCAGTACATGATTCTTCTTGACCGAGTGATTTACAGGCATCACACACAGAATCAAAATTATCATAGGTGTAATCTGCAATAATATTAGGATTCCGAATAGATTGCCAATCATCAGGGAAGTTCTTCAACAAGGCCCATGCGTGGTCAATTGGGGCAATGAATCCCTTTTCTACGATTCCACCACCATTACATTGAGGACAGTCTTCATCATCTGGGCCATCCTTACCTTCTATTGCGTCACCACTACCATCACACGAAGGACATTGTTTCATCCAATATGGAATGTCTTTGAAAATATCAGTCAAGTGTAACCACCTCCACATATCGTGGCAAGGTCTCGGCAACTTGCTGCTTGAATAGTTGGTACTTGGAACCTAGGTCAATGTTGGTGGTTCCTTCGGGAATTAGAACTGAACGGTCATCAGCCGTAATCAAGTCCATAGCAACCAACTTGGTTACGATGTCCTCAATGGCCTTTTCGACGTACCGCTCGCCATACACATACGTCACTTTAATGGCATTCCATTCAAAGAATGGGTATGAATTGTTGAAATAGATAATGCCCATTTCAGGGTCGAACCACCAATCCTTCAATCGGCCTTCGTCACCTGTGGCGGTTGAACCTTGGAAGTCAATTGCGAAACAGTATTGAAATGCTGTCGTTCCACCTGTGTTAAGCGTCGTCAATGGCGTCCCTTTGACGTTGGCGCATCCTGTGAACGACGTTACGGTTTTACCCGTATAGGATAAGACCTCAACCGATGTGCCACTACCTACCATAATGAGTCCATACGATTTGAAATCAGCCGTAGATGCGACATTCACGACAGCCCCTGCGACACTGGTTGAGGTTGTTGTAGCATTACCATGCTGACTGAACTCAATGTTTGTCAGGTCTGATGCCGCAATAGTGCATTCTGTTCCACCTTGCGCTCGTCGCATACTGCTGATTTTGACACGTGCATTACCGTAATCGGCATTGGCTGATGCCAAGAATTCATTGTGAACCTTTGCCTGTGCTGTACCACCTGACGCATACGAATCTTCCAATGTGTAGTTGGTAGATGATGCTACAGCATTTTTATTCCTGCGCCCATCCTTATTGATGAGGTCTGCTAGTTGTTGTGCAGTTGTCCCATTATCGAATGACGTATTCCATGTATCACTATCTGCACCTACATTCAAAGTGAATATGCCACCACCACCGGGGCATAGATACACACCATCACTAGCCAATGCTGAATGGTCAAGGATTTTCAATCGGACTTCAGCACCTGCTAATTCCTTGTAATCGTTACCTTGCCAGACCTCTAATCGTAGAATCTGTTGAACATTGCGGAATAAGAGTGGTGTGGTTCCGACATAATCTGTATAGTATCGGCGTCGGTATGGTTTGTATGTGTCGAAAACCTTGTATTCAGCGACCTGTAACATAGGTCGCCATGAGTTGTTACAGATATTGTCTATGCGGTCTTGATGGCGCACAATCAAGGCATCAACATGGTCACGTGATACACCACGTAGTTTGCCGTTGGTAAATATCGCAGTATTACGCACTGTAGCATTGGTCGCTGTAGTGTGTGCATACGATAATCCACCTGTGAATACCAATCGAACCTTACCAGTGTTCAAATTGATATTTGTGATGGTTCTTGTTTCAACCAGTGATGCGTCACTTTCAATCTCAATGACATCCCCTACTTCAAATCCGGTATTCCGAAAATCAATAGGTGAAATCTCAATTTCTGTATCTGTCGCTGATGCACTCAATGTCAAATCCACCGGGTCTGCTGGTGGAATCTGTAGTAGTTCACCGACCTTCTGTGCCGTCGTATAGATGACTGCATCTGAGTCAATGGGTTGTGGTGCGCGTTCACCGGGTTGAAACACTGTGGGCATTCACATCATGCCCCCCTTATTGGAATCATCGGACCACCTCGACCTTACCGAGGTTGTAATCCATATCTAGACCACACGCGCCACACTGTGCCATCCAACAAAAGTGTAGCATACCACAGTGCTTACACCGTGTGCCAGCACCAATATCCAATACATCAGCAATCTGACGATTACGGGTGTTCTGTTGCTTTACAGAATGGTCTTCCCATGCAATGCCTTCTTCGGCTGGTTTGAGTTCTTGGGTTTTCGACCATCCATGTTTATTCATACGGTCAATATCTTTGAGAGATAGACCTGTCATTTAATCACCATCATGCTATATCATGGAAATACCATATGATATTACCGCGACCATCTTCAGATAAATCTGCACCAAAAGTTGCTGGGTCAGCAATGACAAGTCCTCTACCGCTAGCCAATGCAAATGCTAGATTTGCTGGGTCCACAACATACAATTCATCGTTATCTGCAACGGCGAAATTCAATCCGGCTGCGACACGTGATGCTGTTGCACCTGCGCCGGTTTGGATACCCAAGAACTGAACAGCGTTACCTTGTACTGCGTTCTTTGCCCAGATTTCCATCCCATCGGGAATTACTGATGCTGCGGTCGCGGCAGCGGGCAAATAGTCATCTACGACCATTGCCGCAGTATGACCTGCCGCGTATCCAGCCGCATTGTTGATGCGAACCATTGCGGGCCAAGGCCCTGCTGCTGGTAATCTAACCGAGATAAACGATGGCACGGAGTATCACCCCGTATCAGCGTTTCCCGAGTATCCACCAGCGACCATCTGAAGTTGAAGTAATGTGGGTTGTTGCGTGTACGCTCCCACATTCAAACTGAATGAGTTTGTTTGTTTCATCAACTGATACATCCAATGATGTTGAAATCAATGTGACCGATGGTTTGTTTGCACCAAGCACATAGATGACCTCATTGTTCAACCATTGTGCAGCCAATCCGCCACCAGTGCCACCGCCACCAGTAATGGTGATTTGTGTGGCACTGTCCACAGTTGCGACAATACCTCTTCTGACACCAGCGGCGTCATATACAGATTGTCCTGCAATTAGATGCGCTCTAGCATCAATTGTTTTCACTGTTAGGGCAGTTTGGTTCGCTGCTTCAGTTCCATCAATTTGGATACCAGTGCTTGTCAAAGAAGTCAGATGACCTCCTGCCGCTAGTACTTCACTTAGATGGTCAGCGTATGATACTTCTTTGCCACCATCTGTAAATGTCCCTGTAAGCATATACAGGTCACCTAAGACGTGTGTGCGTATATCTGTTGTATTTCCGTAAGCCATTATTCATCACTTCCTGTATTATCTGCCTGTGAAGCCTCGCTTATGGACTCTTCGCTGACTTCCTCCTCTTCGACAGGATTCAAGTGTGCATCCACACGTGACAGTAATTGCGCTTTTGTCAATCCTGCACGTGTAGATACACCCTGTTCTGTCAGCCAAGAGATAATGTCATTGCGTGTCCATCCGCTATCTGGGATGCCATCAAGTCCGGCATCCACTGATTCAACCGTTGCCGATGCATCTTCCCAGATGCGACAATTGGTTAGTTTATGGCGGAAAGTATCAAGTGCATCTTGCGATACCTCATGTACTTGACCGCGAATGAGGGTTCCCCAGCCAACCCGTTGGGTTGGTAAGGGACCATCATAGACCACTTTAGGCAGATAAATCACCTCAACCGAGTACCATTGCTGTCACTGTAAAGATGGCGGCTGTTTCACCGTGAGCCACAATTGCTGGTAGTGAACCACCAGTCTTTGTAGCCGGTGCAGTTCCTGTGTTGGTGAAAGTCAATGTTAGTGCATCATCAGTTCCTTCATAGGTGTAGCCAATGATTGATACAATCTTTGAAGCACCTGCACTGATAGTCAATGTCTGTTCAGCGGTGTCTGCTAGGGTCGCCTGAATAGTTACCATTCGTAGGTTTCCACCAGCATTTGTAGTGTTGGTGTTCTTTGCTTGGAATCCAGCAAGTCCGCCGGGGTATGAACCGGCTGCTGCACCGCCGTCAAGCCATGCAGTTTCATCTACTGGTGTTCCTGTTCGCATATCGAGGTCCAAAAGAACTGATACAGTTCCGGTGGTAAAATCGCCATCATCGAACGATATTGTCAATCCTTTTCTTGTGTATGTTTCTGTTGCCATATTTTTTCAACTCCTTGTAATTCTCCTCAACGACCCTCACTGAAGGTCACGAACACTCCCTTGTGCGCCGTAGAAAGACACAATCAATTCGCCCATTGTTCGATACAGACCTTCCTGACCGAGGCGGTTGATAGCGAACGGGTCGCCGGATTCAATACCGCTCTCGAAATACTGGGTTGGGATTGCGGTTTGGAACCACAAATAATCCGTGTCGAGGTAGTAGATACGACTGATGCTATCAGTCTGAACGTCCTTGCTTGGGATGATTGGGACACCGTTGTAGGTTGCCACAATGAATCCTGCTTCGATACCGGGTACACCCTTCACGCCGTTAAACGATGGGGTGACACGCTTGGTTTCCATGAAGCGCTGTTGGGTCTGTAGTAGTTGCTGAACACGCATGAGTGTGTCGTAGCCAGTAAACATGACCTTCGGATTACCACCACGAGTCCAGATTTGCTGGAACATGGTATCAAGGTGGTCTAGACTCAATGTTCGGTCAGTACCACTGGTTCCTGATGCGCTGACTTCAGCAGCCTCCCATGCATCTCCACCGCTGTCGCGTGTAATGGAATACATATCGTTGTCAGTATTTGCACTGACGTATCCATTCGCGTTGTTGATGGTTGATGGGTTGGTTGTCAATCGGTCAAGAGACTCGAAATCGTTACCTGCTGGTGTTTCCACGTCAGTTGTGAGCATTGTGTTCACGTGGTCTGCGTGGTGCTTGCCCATCTCTTCCTTCAAGACCTGTCGGATGTCACCGAGGCCGTCGTCCTTATCGGCAAGGAAGATTGCCACTTCGCTCATATCGAACGTGTGTGCAACCGTCTTGGGCTTTGCAGCCACGTGTAGGAAGGTTGGTTTGGTTGTGTCAGGCAGGGTTGCATTCTCCGCAACACCGCCACCCTTGGTAAAGGATGGTTTCGCGGTAATGATTCTCCAACCACTCTTCTCCCAAGGCTTCTTGGGTAGAATACTGAACGCATTGAATTCTTGGTTCAGTTGTGACCAGACCTTGCGACCATAAATCGCTTGGTATGTTCCTGCTGTCGTGCTTAGAAGAGGTGCATCGGCTTTCAGGATGTCTGCGCCACTGTATGAGTAGCCACTTACATTACCTGCGCCATAGTAGTACCGCTCCATGTCCTGTATTGTTCGGATATAATCTCGTGCCATATTTATTCCTCCCCTCGTAGTGCCTTGTTAGCAAGGCTGTGTACATCGGACCAACTGATGTCAGCCAATGCTTCCGTTGTGGGAATGTCAATTGATGGTGCAGATTTGCGGATTGATATGCTACCTTCACCGGATGAAATGCCGTCAATGCGATTTGCCAATTCAAGAACTGCCTTTTGTAGGCTACCCACGTCGGTTCGGGCATCGTATGCTGCCTTCTCCTCATGATTGTGTTTTGCCACGAGTTCGTTATGGAGTCGCTCGCTGAATGCTTCATTGAGTTCGCCTTTGAATTGTTGTTCCATTGCTGCTGCCTTGAAGACTTCGTAAGCCTGTTCGACCTGCGCGCGGGTCACATTTTCTTTGATGACGAACTTGTTACCCGCTGGTGGGTTCCATGCATCTTGTGATGCACGGATAGCGAACTTGTTACCCTTAGGCTTCCCACTGCCGAAATTGGCTTTGGGTGCGCTGATACCTTCGCCAACAATACCCAATGGGGGTTGGCCTCGGTGGTCGCTCTTGTCTTCAGGGCGGTATCCCTTGTTCACGCTGTCAAAGTGCTGTCGGGCCGCGCCCGTATCAACACCTGCGCCTTTCAGGGTGTTCTCCATCCAGTTGAGGTATTCAGTTGTGATAACGTCATCGAATCCTTTGTTCGCTGTGTCGCCATCATCTTCTGAATATGCCATCTTTTCATCTTTGTCCTTATCGGACTTGCCTTCTTTCTTGTCGTCGCCCTTGTCCTTGTCGTCTTTTCCTTCAAGGAATGCAGGTTTTTTGCCTTCCTCGCTATCATCCAATCGCTTGGATAGACGCTCTAGAACATTGTGCAACTGTTCCACAACTTCTGTTTCTGCCATGTTGGTGTCCTCCTTCAAAATTTTGAATGTTGACTCTGTATTGATTCCTTTTTCACAAATAGTGACTTCATGTAATTCCATATCTTGGATTTCACGGTATGAGCCGCGCATCCCATCGGATTTGTTGACTCGTTTGAATGCCTGTCCACCGATAGAGAAGGACCGAAGATTTCCTTTGCGGATTTCAGATGCAACTTCTCGTGCTTTTTCGATGTCATTTCGTAGTTTGATAACGACGAATAGTCCAGTATCATCAACTTCTGACTTCCACATACGTCCATTGGTGTCTGTGTAGGTAGGGATGACTTCACCAACTTGGATGTTGGAGTGTGCGAGTTGGACATTGCTGTATTGTGGGTTCGCCATGAACTTCCTGAACGCCTTGTTGAGCGCACCTGTCGTGATGAGGTCACCTTGTTTGTCCACAAGTTCGACACTGGCATAACCGGCGATAACGAGGTCATCAATGGACTGCGCCTTGAGCAGGACTGCCCCTGCTGGGCGGTCAAATTCACGAACGGCACTTAGAACCACTGGATTACCCACGTAGTGTAATGGTATATGATACCACCTGTGATACTACGATACTACTCAAATGGGTTCTCAGGCTGTATTTCTAGGGTCGCTTCTTCGTCTGTGACCCGAATTTTGGCCTTTTCGCCCTCATCTGTAGTGACAGAAGCAGTCATAGGGTGAGGTTCACCTTGCATCTTAGCCGGTTTTTTTCTAGGCTTGTCAGTTCTTTCGTCATCACGTTGCCTCATATCATAGTCCAATGTATTGACATCTTGTGTAATTTCAGTCGGACCACGTGGTGCGCTATCTGGTGTACCTAATCCAATACCCATCCCACGTGCGCCTGTCCATGTGGCCTTTTCTTTAGTGATAATGCCATCAATTAGCGTCAATGCGTCAATAACCATCTTAGTCATTTCTGGTTTTAGGATTTGGTCATCATCAATCCTTTTGGGTTTCGGTAGTTTGAATCCAGATTCGTGTGCGCGTTCTTCATCTTCTTCCTTCTCATCACGTGTTTTGTCTTTAGTATCACGTGGGTTGTAGTCCACTTTGATAAGACCTTTAATCGTCATACCTACAATTGGTTCCCAGAATGGGCGTAGACTTTCAGACAAATGAATGCTGTAGTCACTATTAGATAGGTCACCTAATAGGCTCATTGGTTCATGCAATGCCCAACCATTGGGCCATTGTGTCATTTTGTAAATGACAGTATCCTGTACACCGTGTAACAAGACCTGAACATCATTTGTATTCACAATGACATCATGCGGCCATAGTAATGGTGCGTAAGATTTAGTCAATAGATTGAGCGTATCCACACTATCTGTGGCTTCAGTGCTTGTTTCACCAATGATGCTACGGGTTTGAATATCGTACACATCTTCACCATCACGCTCACGATGTGATACGCTAGATACATTCACTTGCACATAATCACCTTCATTGAATGTTTTTTCTTCACGTGTAAGTGTTCCAACATCCATGAACCATTTACCATCACGTTCCACAGCACGATTGCCCAACGCCTTACCTTTGTCAGGATTGATTGGGCCTACACCTAGTTGGTATGTGTAGGGTCCACGTCCACGACGGTCAAGGATAATGACATCAATTTCCTTTTGTTTGCGTAGTAATACCCATTTTGGATGACGAGGTTCACCTTTCATGTATGTAGAAATAGCATCACGTAACAAGAATCCATCGTTATCATCCTCGGCTAAACTATTGATGGCTTGTATCAACCCTTCATCATCGGTGCGCCGTGTATTGAATGGGGCTGGCATATGCACAGCGTCAGTACTCTCAAAACTAGACCTCAATTTAGTCAATCTTTCTTTGAGAGGTTCTTCGTATAGTTCTCTACCATCATGTTCTAACAAATCAATCACGGTGATGTTTTTGTTCTTTCCAATAATGACATCCAATACGAAATCGTCATCGTGCGCTCCCTTCAATCCCTCTTTTCCTTCTTCAGATAACGAACAGTATGACCCATCTGCGTATTGTGCAGATATTTTGTCACCTTCTTTACGTGCAATTGCTCGATGACCTTTTACCCACGTCGTGACTACCCAATCATCACTGAATCCACGTAGTTGTTTCAAATCATCAATGTCAAAAATTCGATGTGCTGCTTTCACAGGTTTCAATTGAACGTCATCTTTCAATAGGTCTGGATTGGTTAATGCTTTGAGAATATCAGATACTGCAGGTTCATCTTCACTCATTTGGAATGCCATGCTTTGCCCAAATTCATTCAATTTTTGAGATTCAG